AAATCAATATTATCCGCCATCTTGCTTCTCACTCGCTTTCATGAAGGTAATCTGAATCGGCTTTTCCTGCTCCTTATCGGAATTAAACAATCCAAGATGTTTTCCAAGATCCACTAACGCAGACCTTTTGTCATACATTTTGATTTCTCTTTCTGTTCCGAACTCATTCGGTTTTATTTTAATCGACTGAATACAAGCCAAATCATCTTCGGAGGCATCTTCCTTCACGGTTGCTGTTTTCGGATCCACTGCGTCCGTGATCTTTGCAAATGCAATTTTGGCCAACTCCTGAAGTACGCGATCTTGATTAACCCCTGTCCTTCGCGAACGTTCCGCCATTGCTTTCGCGATTGCTTCTGAAATGTTAGGTTTTGTTAAGTTTTCACATCCGATCTCTTTTGCAGTAGCCGGAGAATACCCCGCCCGAATGGCTGCCTGAGTGGCATTCAGGTCAATCAAATATTCTTCTACAAATCTTTTCTGCTTTTTTGTCATCAGGGCTCACCACCTTCCTCTACTTAAAATTTTGCATTAGAAAAGACACCCTTTCGGATGCCTTATACCTGTCTGTTCTTCGGCTCTACCGCTTCAGATCGGACATTGTGCGCCTGGTTCTGATTCTCCGGTTTTACCTTTTCTGTTATGCTGTTGAACTTATTCAAGTTCTTCTGTCTGTTTTCCTGCTCCTGCTGCTTTTTGTTCATACCATCACCTCGGGGATAGTATATGTAGGAGAACAGAGTATATGAATTAAATTCATTTTTTCATATCGATATCAATTACTCTAAATATTCGTTTTATTATCATTAACAAATTGATAATGAGCATATACGTCAGAGAATATATCAAAAAGCTTTGAACACTACCAAATTCTTTTGTAAAGCAATTAAAAAAGCATAATATCAATAGCACTACACTAATTAATATTTCAAACATTACAGTATAATATGTTTCCAACAATGCTCGCTTAGATATATCCGCCTCAGTACTGTAATACTCTGGATCCTTTTTTATTTTTCCTTTCATATCGATAACCATTGTCAACAATGTAAATAACATTGCAGTTAGAATAGAAACAATTATAGTAATAATATTTATTGTACTATCATCTATTTCTTTCATTTTTGTAGTAGCAACTCCCATAAAGAATGGTAGCACAATATAATCAATGGTGGGTATTAATAATAATTTTCCTTTCGTACTTCGGAAACAATTTAAATGATTTTTTACAACATCCATAACCGAGATGTAATTCAGCCCAAATCCAAACTTACTAATAATCAGGACCAAAAGTATTGCGATCCACATTATGTTTTGTGGCTCTAAAATAGTCTTCAAAATATCCTGCATCTGAATTTCACCCAACTATTTGAGAAATCCCATCCCTTTTAGATAATCTTGTGCAGTCTCTTTCATAATTGGTTTCAAGCTATCATAAACGGGATGTCCGCCTTTTTGCTTCACTTTTTTTGTAATATCTTCATTTACTACTAAACTATTCATATCCTTTAAATTAAATGTCTTATCAGTTTCTCCTAACGAAAATTCCAGTTTCAAATCATCATAATCAAATCCTTCTATTTCGATAAGATCCGTATAACTCCGTTGCCCTGCAAACCATTCCTCAAACATTTTTCTTTTTCTTTCCATAAATCCTAAAGGTTTATGTATGATTCGTTCTTCTTTTGTTTGTCTTACGCCGTAATTAATTCCAATCCTATTGGATTCGTCTTCAGGAATTTCGTACCGAATCATGCGTATTTTCTTTAATACACCATGATTGAAATATCTATCAATATACTCTTTAGGCGCAACCGCTCTCAGAAGTAACTGTAGCTCTGGAGATTGATCAGTAAGACATTTTTGTAAGTGATGCTGCAGTGACATCTTCATTCCATAAATCCCCATAGTCTGCAAAATAATAATAGCACTATTAACTTGACCAGAAGGTACAGCTATACAAAAGCCAAATGGCATCATATCTGCCTGATTCGTTGTTCGATTAGTGACTACACCTGTCTGGACATCTACCAATTCGGATTCTATACCATACTCTCCTGTTTTTACTCTCCCATAGAGAATACGATAGGCTTCCTGATCTTCTGAATTTTTAACAATTTCTGTATCAACTTGTTCAAATTTAAACAGAGTCTCTTTAGATGTATCTCTTGAATATTGAGATATATTATTCTTAATATAATCCTCAACAATAGTAATTAATCCCTTTTCGTTGATTACCCGATCAAAATACACCCTTTGACTTTCGGCATTCAAAATACTAAGCCCATAAATTACTAAACTGATTTTTTTGCTGCTCATAGCCTCTTCTCCCACACAAACCTTCCAAAGCACACCACATTTGTTTAAATAATATACCAAAATCTGACAATTATCAACGTTTTATAATTCTTCTGTTCTGTGTGGTGGTAGAATTATAATAGAACATTTGTTCGTTGCTTGCAATACGGAAAATTGCATAAGAAAACGCCCTACAATTTGTGCAGAACGTCCTCTGTTTCGGTTTGTGCGGAATAAGCCGTTCAGTTACCTTTCGGCTTTATATCATATTAGCACATAGGCGCGTGACATTGCGTGACATTTAAGCAACTTTTTCAAGATATCTTTTATGCCTCTGCTTGCAGTTGTCCTCCGTGTACTTGATCCGTCGCTTTGGGAACATTTGGTTCATCTTCAGCGCCACCTGATACCATGTCAGACTGTCGATATAATACAACCGGAACATAGTTCGCAGTTCGCTCTTTTCAATGCTCTGTATGTATTCTTCCACCTGCATCTGTTTCTCTATCAGATCGGTCTCTAACATCTGAAGTTTTGCTTTCCTCTTTTCCATCAACGCAATCCGGTGATTAATTTCCATCCTTGGAAAGCCTTTGATTTTCACTGTGCGGATAGGCTTCTTTCCTTTCTTCCCGCAAGACACAGAATCTGAAACAACCGTTTGTTTCAACTGGTCAATCTTTTTCTGATCCTCAACAATGCGCCGCCGTAAATCCTTAATCTCCTCTTTCATATCTGCATACTCGCTCAATATGCTCTTGTCCATCCGCATCACCCCTTAATCCACATCGTCTCTGTAAATATTCCCACGCTGTCTCCCGCCGGATCTGCTGCCCCTGCGCTCGGATCAGCGCGGCAGCACTTGGTTCATTTGTATTGCTCAATGTATCATCTCCTTTTTCGGTCTGCCTCGTTTCCGCATCCCTTTTAATCCATATGCTTTTACTCCAGCTATAACCGTTGATACTGATATGCCTAACAAATATGCTGTTTCTACGTTCGACTTTCCTTCGTTCACATATTTTTTCAGCTTCTCTACGTCGTAACACTTTCTGTACGTTCGTTTCATGGCATCACCTCCTGGAAGTTTTCTATGCTCATCTGCCCCGGCCGGAGGCTGGCTCCTTTCTTTTTTTACTCAGACAAAAACCACCATGTCTTTTGATTTTTACCGTATCCTGTCTGTGCTGTGTCTACACCGATATCTCTCTTTGCTTTATTGAGATCCGCTCTCTTGATCCCTGTAGCATCTGCCATCCTCAATACCTCCGCGCCATCGATCCGACCACCTGCCAATGTCTCTTTCAAAAAACGAACTGCTTTGTCGTAATCGGTCATCTTTAGCACCTGTGCACATTCCTTAACATCTTCCTTTACTTTCTCAAGCTGAATGGTATTTGCATGGACTTTACTCCAAATTTTCTCGATAAGCTCCCCGTACTCTATAATAGCCTGATGGATTTCTCGCATTTCTTTGTGCAGGTTTTCCAGTATCTTGATTTCTCCCTGTGATCCAGTTGCTTCCTCTTGCTTGATCAGACTCCCCTGTTCCAATCCGAGCAGCAGACACATAAGCCGTTCTACCTCCGCTGGCTGATCCGGATTCTTTTCCATCAAGCCGACGAAGTTCTTGTTCTTCGTCATGTCCCTAGATAAATCTGCTTTTGTCTTGCCCTGTTTTTCCAACTCTAGGCAGAGACGATTATAATCAATCGTTACTTTCTCCATTCTTTTGCTGTACCTCCATTCTCTCTCATGAGACGGTCTATAAGATTCACCGTAGCTGACACAATCTCTGTGGCGAACTGCGTCTTATCTGATCTCTCGTATATATCCTGCGCCCGCTCGTGCACTTTGAAGCACTCAACGGGCGTCCCTGTCGCATCGCAGAACTCCCGAATTAGCTTCCAGGACTCTGCGATCGGAAAATAAATCTTCCTAAGCTGCTCATCTGTCATCCGATCAGCTCACTTTCGAGGGCTTCAAAATCATACTTCCGCCGCTCAAAATTGTTGTTATTCTTCACAGTAGTTCTGCCCTGAGCCTGGCTTCCGGAGTTCTGCGCTTTCGACAGCCATGAGTTCACGAAGCGCTTCACTCCTTTTCTCGTCTTCCGTTTCTCAGGATTACTGTTACACCATGACCGCATTTCCCGAAAAGCCTTCTGTACATCTACGCCCGGATAAAGGCGTACATACTCGGCATAATCAAGCTCCGAGCATTGCCATTCAGTCCCATCGTTAAGCGGTATGGTTTCTACATCAGCGAGCGGAGTTTCCGCGCGCACACTTCCCGAATAGGATTCGGATTCTCGAATAGGATTACGATTCTCGAATACGGGGACATCTGCATGCATCTGCTTACAATCGTTTTCATCTGTTATCATTTCTCCATCATCTGGACTCGGATACTTGCTTTTCTTTGCTCTCACACTCTGGTGCTGCTCCCAAGTTGGCAAGGACAGGTACGGCTTTCCGTCCACAACGTAGCGTTTCACCAAGCCTGCCGACACTAACTTTGATAGAGCTTTTTCTATGTTATTTGTAGTCACACCATCTTTGAGCGGAAAACATGATCCTTTTATGATTGCCGTCCTCCCATCGAATCTCCCGTAATCGTCACAACTTACGATCAGTCTGTAAAACAGACATTCCTCAAACCAACTCAGCTCATTTATACTGTCACTTGTCCGAATGGACTCTTTTATGATCCGATTCGGCATCTCATGTCACCTCCTCGATTTCCACCTCTATCCTCGGATTGTGAGCGTCAACGAAAAACTCATCCGAGAATCCCACAATCTCTTTCCAACCGTCATTCTGAAGGATATGAGCCCGCACAAGTGCATCCTGTATGACCTTTCGGCCAAACGAGCTTACATTATCAAGATCACGGCGGCGGTTCTTCTCAAACCACTTGTACCGCATCTTGACTGGCTTTCTGATCCTCAGCCGTCCAAGCTGGCTGTATATCTCATACAATATCTTATTTTCGTTCCTCGCCTTCAGGCTCGCTCCCTGATGCGGGTTTGTTCGGCAGGCTGCTATGTAATCGTTCAGATTGTCGAGCCTCCCGGAAATGATTAGCATATGCTGCACTGTTCCTCCACCCTTCAAATGTTTTCTTCATGCAAAGCCGTTTTAGTTGGATTGCCCGCGCTCTATGAAGTTCTTTATTTAGATATTCATTTAATTCTTTTTCATCTACCGGATCACCCGGAATAGGTCTATATATACCGTTCACTACATTAATAATGCAGTCTCCGTTATTATTGGCTTTTTCTATCATTTTTCTCAAGCTTCGGTCTACAAGACGATCCCACGGTCTTTGTATTGCATTTCTGTGACCGTCAGGAATTCTTTTAAAATATTCCTCTGCCTGCTCAAATAATTTTCCCAACGCTTCCTCCTTCCTCTCGGATACACCGGGGAGATTCCATCACGGCTTACATTGTATCGTGACATACTGCCTGCCATAATTCGGTATTGTATATCAACGCGGCAGCCGAGTAATAGCCGCGCAGATACCATTTTGTTGATCTTGTTGAGGTCAACTTGAATAAAAAAACTCTTGCCGAAACTGCTCCTCAGTTCCATAGTGCGCTATATAATATTCTCTGCATCGCCAACGCAGATCCTTATTGATTTTCTCCGCTTCTTTTCCCGCATGTACGCCATTCGGATGAAGACGCGGTATAAGCGGAGCAACGAATCCATACTTTTCACATAACTTACGTTCCCGACTTGTATGACTAAAAACATGATGCCGTTCAACTCCATACATCCCGGTATACATACAGTGATCCATATCATCCGTGAAAATACTCCATAGCCGTTTCATAGCTCTACACCATACTTTTCTTTTAACAAACGCTTTTCATCAGGCGTGGCAATTTCAGCATCCGAAATCCCTGCATCCCTGCAGCATCCGATCAAACCATCAATCAGTCGAGCCATTTCCTCACTGTTAAATGTGTGAGATCCACGAAGGAGTTTGTATGTCCTGTACATAACCCCGTCGTTACCCTCGCGAACCTGGGAGGTCGGCTGAAGGTGGTAGTCTGTTGCATTCGCTACCTTTTCCTCAGCCGCCTCGGTATCCGGGATGGTCATATACACTGCCTTCCCCTCGAAGATTTCAGGCTGTCCGTATTTGCACAGCATCATATTATGTGTCTCAGGATTTGACAGCTCCAACACCTTCGCCAACTTTCCGATTAGTACCCAGTAATAAGCATTTGCATCAAGACTTCTCTTGCACCTGTATCGTTTGATTTCAAGACTTAACTTCTCACAGCCTTTTAATTCCTCGTAGATCTGCCGAAAATCTTCGTTTGGTTCAAAGAGGATTGGTGTTAGAATATAAATAGTACAAAATAAACATGACCATTTTCAACAAATAGTATATGATAGTCATAGATTAAGGA